TGTCATTAAGTCCTATCTTGTTGTAATACGCTTATTGTAACTATTGGGCTTGCAACATCAGAAAGCATTTGAATCTTGTCGCCTTCTTCTAATATCAACACAGTTGAATCATCTCCTTTTAAAAATTCATTTTTAACAGTTGTTGCTGAAGAATGTTTATCATAAATAAATGCTGTACTAGAACTACTATCAAAAACAGATAGAGTTAAAACAGCTGTCCCCACATTTGCATTGTACACAGAAATAGATTTAAGAATTCCTACAGTTGCAACTGGTACTGTATAACAGTCAGCTGTAGTATTAGCAGCCAAAGTAGTATGATGTAGTTTATATGCATTAGCCATTATAATCTTTTTGTTGTTTTAACTTAACTTGTAAAAAATGTAAAGGCTTCTTGCTCATCCTTTATTTGTTGTTGGTATGTAGTATTCATTTTTTGTACAATTGATATTACGTTGTTAGCTAAATTCTGTACGTTTTGTCTATCAAACTCTGGTCCTTCAATTGTAGGTACTACTTCTGATATTTTTGCCATTATCTTCTTCCTCCTGCATGTATGTCTAGTCTAAAAGTTCCTAGTCTCCAGTTTTCTCCAGTACCTGTATTAGATACTTTAAAAGCAATTTGACGAGCTCTTATCCTAGTGTTTAATTGTGTCGTACTTGTTGTTGCCGTAAAATTATTTGTCGTAGGAGTACTATTTGGAAAAGCTTTAGTGTTTAATGCAACTTGCGCATTTCCTGTCTGTGAACCAAAATCTGGTAAAAATCTACTAATACGCATTATGTATTCTCCATCACCATCAAGACCTTGCTGATTACTAATATCATAATCTCCCGATTCAACATTAGCTAATACTGCATTAACAGTTCCATTAGCAAAAACTTCATCTGTCCCTACTTCATGTTGCCAAAAATAACTAGCACCATTGGTTACACCATTAATAACAGGTGAAGTTGGTGCAACATTAGTTACATATTGTGTAGCATACGGTTTTCCGTAAACACCTTCTGGTGTCCAAGTAGTTCTAGCAAGTGAACTCGTTGTCCATATTGGATCCGCGTCGCTTGATTCTATATAATTGTAACTAACAGAACGGTTAACTTCGTCTGATCCTTGACCACAATAAAACCAAGTTACTTCACCAAATAAATTATTTACAGCACCGTGTATTTGTTGGTTAGCATTTACATTAATATCTTCAAAAACATAATCTTCAACAAGACAAGGCATACTATAAACTCTACCCCCTGTATATTTAAAGAAACCATTAGGTCCCATCCAATAAGCAACACCGTCAATTTCTACTGGTGCATGTTGACTAGATATTCCACAGTTAGTTCCAACTTGTTCAAAGCCAAAAGTAAAAGGTTGGCCTACAAATTTCATAGTATACATTGCTGTATCCGACCAAACATATAGAGCTGTCTTACCTGCTATTACTGCAAGTAATTTAGATCCATCAGGAAGTCTTTGTGACCCTGCTGTGTTAGTTGCACTAGCTGTATAAGAACCTACACTGTCAATATCTTCTTGGTCAGAAAATCTTACAAACATATCATCTTGACTTGTAGAATCACCAATTATTGTTTCTGTTCCAATAAAAACTAAATGTCTATCGGGAGTTGACACACACATGTCTCTTGATGCTGTTGGTGCATTAGGTAATATAACTGCTCTTGTAATTAATGCATTTGCTTGTGTTGGATCCCATTGCCATACTTTTTTATTGTGAACTAACGCTAATAAAATTTGTCCATAATTAACCAGTCTCCATTGTCCTGGTTCAATTACAACTTGCGCTGAAGAACTGGCACTACCCCAACCTACATAGCCACTTGCATCATAGACAGTAGCATTATTTAAATGAGAAGTTCTAGCACTACCACTAAACCCTCTAGTTATACCAGTAACTTTATTTCCTGTAATACCTGTGTAACCAATTAATTCATTATTAACTTGGATAACTTCAGTTGATCCTCCACTAGGAATTGTAAAACTAGTTGTTGAAGTTAGAGTAATTTCTGTAGCACTTCCATTATTGCCACTAGTATTATCAGCTAGAGCTCCGTTTAAAGTTGTAAATGTTGGAGGAATAACTTGTCCTCCAAATGTATTTGTTCCCCATCCAAAACCATACCCTTGTGTGACAGGTCCTATTGCATAATAAGGATCTATGGTTATTAATCCAATAGCTCCCCCTGTTCCAGTTTCATTGTTGTCAACTAAGGCAGTCATTTTAGTAGTTAATATATTTGCACTGGGAGTGCTTAAAACTTCAAATAATTTACCATCAAAATCTGCAGCAGTAAAAGAAGTACCTGTGGGTGTGTTGGTAAAACTACCATCTCTTACTAAAAGAATGTCTCCTACAGTTGCATTGTGTGGAGCACCATAAGTAAAAGTTATAATATCGGAACCATTGGAAGTTCCAATAGAAACTCCTGTTTGAATGTTTGTAGTATCGATTGGGGTGATGTCATACACAGCGCCTTCAAAATAAATGTAAAGCATTTTGTTAGTACCAATTGCTACATATTTATTACCAGCATTATCGACCCAAGCATGCTGATCTCTACCTGCACCTACTAAATTACTTGCTGTTAATTGAGACCACCCACCTATTTTTTCAGGATAACTATATCTGAAACGCATGTAGTCACCATTGACCCATCTTCCTTCAGCGCCAGTATCTGATGATTGTTTATCTAAACCTGGTTTTAGAGTAATTTTTGTTAACATATAAACCCATTATAATATTATTTTACAAATGCTGGTAGCCCTAACATAGGTCTTCCATCAAATTTGTTTTTTTCAGCAAATGGGCCATTTACATGATTATAATGTAGAAATACTTGACCGCAAATGTTCCCGTCAAAAGGCTCTCGCCAATGTTCAAGTTCACAGCCACTATATACTAGCATATCACCTACTTCAAGCAAGACTTTTGTGCCTTCCGGAGCACCGGGTTTAACTAAATTTTGTCTTTCATTAATAACATTATCCGCTCCTGTTCCATCAATAAATATTGGCCATGGCTCACCACCCAAGTTTATCGTTGTAGATATCTCACAGCTTGGTCTGTCTTTATGTCTTTTTAATTCATCCCCATTCTTATATATTCTTGCATAAGAATACGTTGGAACTAATTGCAGCCCCGTTTCCTGGGCCATGACTGGTAATACTTTCATCAATAGAGTCTCCATCACAGGGTCTGCATAATGAGAGTAAGTGTTTGGTATTTGTGTGTCCCCCCATGTACCTAACATACCATTATCATATGTTATGTTGTTTTCGTACATATACTTAACTGCATCTCGTTTAAGTAAGAAGTAGTTAAATATAAAATTAGCTAGTTCGTAGCTAACTGCACCTTTGATTACTTGATATTTATTGAACATCTGTATGCCTATATTGTTGTTTTTCTTTTACTAATAAATCCCGAGTATCATTAGGTAATACTTTAACCTCAAATTCTGTCATACCTAATTCTAATCCAGCTATAAATCTTCTCATACCAATACATATTTTATACATATTATCTTCTTCTATACACAAGATAGGATTAATCATTCCTTTTTCACCTATGTTATCTCTTAATTTTTTATATCCATCATTATCTTTTTGAGCGTCTTTACCTTTTTCAGTATTTAAAAACTTATTGCAATCTCTAAACATCATTTTATTTTTATGAACTAACATCAAAATCCTTGTTGTATAAAATTAAAACTTACTGATATTCTTAAATCATTTGATTGATTAGGTTCAACACTATGCCACAACCAAGCAGGAAACATTATAATACGTCCTGGAATAGGATCAATATTTGCATCTCTCCATAAATGTTTTGGAGGTTGACCTTCTTTTCTTGCAGGCATTACTATTTGTGCTCCAGGTCTTGGGTCATATATTTTAAGTCTGCCAGCTTTAGGGTTTGATTTAATATAATACACACCTGAGAATAATGAGTTTGGATGTATATGGGGTTGGTTCATTCCTTCTTTAGGATTGATGTTTGCCCACATATTACCAAGGACGGGTTCTCTATCTAACCATTCTTCTTTAAACATATCTTTACACATAATCATTAGTTCGTTAACTAAAGGTTGATACTCTGGCTTTGATGCCATGTCGGTCGTAGAATGCCATCCTTTGTAATTTGTTTTCTGTAATCCCTGATCTTGATTAGACCAGTTGATAATGTCTTGTGCCAACTTATCATTATCTAATTTTATGTCTTTACCAAAAACACTTGTAGGAAAAAATTCTTCTCTAATCATCTAAATGGTTTACCTCCAAACCAAACAACAAGAGATTGTCTCATGCCTCTGGTAACTGGATTAACTCTATGATTTAAAAACGATGCAAAACAAATTGCATGACCTTGTTTAAGATTTGCAAATTTACCTGGAGCCATTAACTCTAGATCTCCACCTTCAAACTCTGAAGGATCATTCAATAATAAAGTCATTGATATTTTTCTTACAGGGGGTTCGTGCTGCATGTTCACATCACAATCCATATGCCAATCGTAGAACCCTCCTTCAGGGTACTCTGTAAACTGTGCATTCTCCGTAACTCTTATATCTCCAAAACCAAAATGATTTTCATTTGCTTTTTGTATGAATGTATTTAGATCCTGATACATATGTCCCATTTCTTTAAATGGAATCCAACTAATAGTCGTTACTCTTTTCTTTGTATCGGTTCCACCTCCTGGTTTATTCATACCTACTTGTGCTTCTTGTGGTTTCTGTGCTCTACCTGATGCAATAATTTGATTACATTGTTCTGGTGTAAACAAAGGTGTTGTAGTTTGTATTATCCAACTTTTCCATTTAGGTTCTGTTATAATTTTATTTTCGTACATTATATCTGTCCTTTCTCATACATTGATTTTAAAAAATCTGATTTTTGTACAGGATGATTTCTCCAACAAAATACATTTAAGTATTGAAAAAATTTTGTTTCATCTCCATTTACTCCTACATAACATAAAGTGGCTTCATGTTTATCTTTAAAATACTCATAGCGATGAGTGCCGCTTCTAATAGTAACACCATCTTTATCTAATACAATTGGACATAGTAATCCATTTTTTTCCATATCAGGATTTACTTCACTTTTAAATTTATCCATTGTAGGAAATAATGTTTTCATATCTTTAAACTTTACTTCTTTTAATCGGTTTTTAAATATTTGGTAATGAGGCTCTAACATTAGTCCCTTCCTCTATTCATTATTGGGTTGTATTCTACATCCATGTTTGCAGACAACGTTCTTCTATATCCTGGTCCATTAAAAGGGTAGACACAATGTCTAACATCATATGGAAAGATATAAAAATCTCTCTCTTTAATATTGGGAGAATAATCACAAGTTGCAAATTGACCTGATACGGAACCCATAATTTGTAGCTTACCATTCATTGGATTTTGTTCTGAAGAATATTCTACTCCAAAAGATTCTGGTAATTTTAAAATCATCACACTTGATAGACCTGTGTACAAAGAACCTTGGTGAACGTGCACTGGATTATATTCATGTTGAAACATTTGATTAATCCAAATAGAATTTAAAGATTTTTTATAGTCTTTAATTTTATTAA